CGAAGTCTACGTCGGGTGGGTTGAATTCCTCCGCTGGGCACAGGTGCAGAGAAACTCGGCCAACCGCCCCAAAATGCTCGGCCAACCTTTGGTTGCCAGCCAACGTCTCGGGGTCTACCTCCGTCGCCACGTAGGTAGCATCTGAAGCGAGAGCCCCCAGCAAGCGACCCCCAAAACCGGCACAAGGGTCCCAGACCGCCCCCCCTGGGGGGCAATAGATGCCATACAGGTACCGGGCCACCATTGGACGGAACACGGTAGGGGTGCGGCAGTTGGCCGTCACAGCACGCAACACGCGATGTGGTACTACAGGGTCGCCGACTTTGAACTGCCACCGAATGGCGGCCTTGAGTGCCTTGTCTTGGTGCCACGCTTCAAAAGCAGAGATCCTCCCTCGATAACACGCCGTGTACCTATTGGGGAAGAAGGGGTAACAGAGTTTCAACCCAGTTGTGGCTAGGGTCAACCCAGAAGGATCCTGCTGGAGCCTCTTCCAGTTCCGCTCCCAGATGTGCTCAGCAGGCACCTCTGGAAACGGGAAGGGTCCCCTGCGAAGAACTGAGAGCACATCCGAGACTTGCTGCTCTTGCGCGACCTTATCCAGATTGTTCCACAAAGATGTGTCAGGATACTTGGATTTAAGCACCTGAGTAATTACCGCCAAGGAGGTTTCGGACTTGGGACCCGGCTTCAAATGGGGATAACCTGCTTCTCGAAGACGACGACGAACGGTGTCCTTGCCCACCCCATAGCAACCAGCAACCTCTTGAATCAACATACCTCTCTGAATGAGATCCCACATTGCGGGAGCCTCATCTTGCAATAGGCAAGGATGAGGGGCTACCAGAAACTTAGGGCCTTTCAACCAAGGGGCTTGGGGCTTGGGGCGCCCTCTAGGAGGAGAATAGGGCACACCCATCTTTTGGAGCTTCCGTCTCACGGAAGAAGCACTGACACCAAGCCCCCGTGCCATTCGAGCGATGGGGACCCCCTCAGCCACTCCATCTCGCAGAACCTCTTCGGAAAGCCTCTTGCGTATCTGATAATGCTGCCCTTGGAATCCAAAAGGACCGAGCTTGTAGGCCATGCAGGCAGGGACGTGGGGACGGATGATCTCGATGAACCGCTCTGCTGTCTCATCCCGTTCCATGTGAAACTGGCCCGTCTTGCCCTTCTTCACCCCCCACCGCGGCTTTAATCCAAACTTCTCGAAAATGGCCCACGCCACCTCCAAGCTCGCATCGCCAGCCCCAAAGGTGAAACCAGGCCACCAGCCAGCATGACCATCGTCCAAGTACCAGATCGCCAGAGCAAAAGCGTCTATGTGCTCGACCACCTCGGGCACCAGACGCTTCCAGCCCTTCTTATGGTCTGCGTAGAACATCTCCTGCCAGGCGTTCAGGGAACCGTGGGCGCATGTTCTCATACAGAACTGTGGATAGCCTTCCTTGCTAGGCACAGGATACACCGGAGGGTCAAACTTCACCCACTGCCCCCACAAGTCTGCCTTCCATTTTAGGTAGGACACCTGAGCCTCGCAATGCCCTTCAGTGTAGTAGGAAGCAGTCTTCTGCCGGACGATGCGACCATCCCCCAGCATCGACCCCACCAGCACAGACTTCAGCCGGCCTTTGATGGGAGTCACCTTGTTTCGTTTCCACCGAGGGAGTGACTCGATGCCAAACCCCCCCCTCCAGGACTGCACCCGTTTCTTGGTCTCCCCTAGACGGTCAGCAATGACCTTGTCAGTGAGTTTGTCATCGTGAACAAGGGCGTGAAGTTCATCGGATGAAATAGGACAAGGGATCGATTTCATGCTCAAATAGTAGCACAAAACCTACCGGGATGCCACATGAATAAAAACCGAGAGTTCAATTGTAGACCCGCCGATATTCCCATATTCGCTGCTTGAATGACGAGGGATGCTTAGAAAGACGGGCTGGTGCTTTTATCTCCCCCAAAAAAGAAGGCCCCGCTAACTTTCGCCAGCGGAGCCTTCAATCGGGGAAACCCGTCTAATTCAACGGGTTACGAGCCTAGCGGGTGACGGTCAGGCGAGCGAGCCCACGGGGGTTGTACGCGCCCAGTCCAAGGTTCTCGAAAATCGAGAATCCAATCATCCGACGCTTGGGGTCGTCGGCGCTGAGGACCGTCAGCTCGGTACGGACCGGAATCCGCCCGAACATCTCCGGTTCGCAGCACAAGTACACCGTGCCGTTGGGCACGAGGCGGCTTGTGACGACGTTCGCGCCGTAGATCACACCCTGGAGTCCGGTCTTCAGGAGGACGGCCTGGGACTCGGTGTCCAGGATGTCCCGACCGAACTTGCGGATGTCCGCGTAGTCCCTGGCGTTCATGTAGATACGGGCGACCCGGAGGTCGTGCCGCTCGATGAACGCGAAGGCATCGGCCAGCACCGCACCGCTGATCGGGGCGATGACGGGGATGTCGGCGTTGAGCTGACCGGCGAGGGAGTCGAAGCCCGCGGTAGCCACGGAGTCGAGGACAGCGAAGACGCGCTCGTCTTCAGCGGCCTGGATCTGCGCGCGGCCGAGATCCTGGGAGCGCTCGATGAGATCGAAGCGGCGTTCCTTGATCTGCGTCAGCGGGATCTCGGGGTTCGAGGCGATCTCGAACAGCGGAAAGATCACACGCCGCGGCTTGGTGACGGCGAGGATGTTCTGGCCCTCTTCGCCGACCACGTAGGCCGTCACGTCGGGGTCCTTGTCGTAGATGGGCAATGCGCCATCGGGGAGCTGCTCGACGAGGAAGGTCTTGCGACCGACCGCGGCGTAGTCCCGTCGGGTACGGAGGGGCTGCGTCATCGAGGCAGCGAGCTTGGCGCGGCCATGAGGAGTCTTGATGTACTCCCCGATGATCTTCTGCTTCACAGCATTGGTGGCACTCATCGGTAGTCCTCCGTCAGATGCGCTGGTCGTAGACCAGATCGCCCTGAGTTGCATCGGGGACCATCTTGACGATGCCGATGACAGTGGGTGCCGCACGCAGTGTGGTGGCCGCGGCGTCGATGTCGCCCTGCTCCCACGTCTGGTCCGTTGTGTTGTTGGTGTAATCTACGGCGATGGCGTTGGTCAGGTACCCGTTGCGAGATGCGTAGAGCACCTGCGCTACGTTGTACGCGGTCAGCGCTGCACCGGCTGCGGCTGCCGTCAGGACCTTGTCCTCGAACAGCGTGTTGCCGAACGAGCCCTGGCCGGACACGTAAGGACCCTTGCCACTGGCGGTGCCCGGGGTGTTCTCGAAGGCGTTGCCGTTGGCAGTGTTCATGAAGACCCCGAGGATACCGACGGCTGCCGTCGAGACCGCTGCGGGCCCCCCGATGAAGTTGGTCCCGCCACCGGCATCGCCCCGAGCGAAAGCGACCGAGCCACTCAGCACGCCCGAGAGCGTCTGATTGACCTGAGCCGTGATCGTCGGTGCGGCTGTCACGATGGGGGGGTTCGTCTGAGTGAACGAGTCATCCGTCAGCACACCGAGTGCGTTCGCGATCCCGAGGTTCAGGACCCGAAGTGCGCTGCTGGACTCCGTCCACCCACCACTTGCCTGTCCGAGCAGAGGCATGTTCCCTCCTACTCCCTGTTTACAGGGCTGGGTTTCTGGTGATCGCCTACTCTCGTAGTACGATCCAGTTCCATGGCCCCCCCCCACCAGTGCGGTGAAAAGCGACCTGTCATACGTTATGAGCGTAATATCAAATGAATATTGGGGGATGAGGCAGGAAAACCACCCGGTTCACCGGCCACCCCTCATTTTGTGAGGGGTGGCGAGTGAAGGGTTGATTGGGGGTTGGCTAGTAGGAACCGCTCACGTCGGGGTCCGATGCCCAGAGCTTCGACAAGTCGGCGATCTCGCCACCCTTGCTGGAAGCGCTCTTGGAGACCCGGCCTACCGACTGGACGCCCTTGCTCGCCTTACGGGGCTGCGGGTTGAGGATGGCGCTGAGGCTGGCTTCCTTGTCCTTGCCCTTGTCTTCGTCCTTGTCCTCATCACCTCC